AATCTCAGGATTGAGTGTGCGGAGTTCGGCGGTGGAGGAAGCGCGAAAGACGCGGCGAGTTTTGCCCGTTGCTGTTTGTCTCGGCGCACTCGTCCCGCTCGCGGCAATCCGTCCCTGGCTTGGAGCTTCCTGCAACGTCCCCTTATCAATGTGCAACGATTTGCCCACGGGCACCGTCTGACGGCCGTAAGCGCCCTCCAGTTCCACGCCAAAGGGTTTGCCCGTGTCTGCGTCCACCGCATGATCCACCACCGTCATCGGATGCCCATTCACTTTAAACGTATCGCCAATGAACAATTGTTCCGCCGGGATGGCCTCACTGGAAGTGAACGCGCCGCGTCCTTGAATACGCGGTTTGGAGGTCGCTTCCTGAAAATCCTCTGTCCGCGCCTGCTCCTCCGCCAATTGCCGGGCCTGTGCATTCACCGCGTCCCGCTGGCCAATGCGCGTCTTGCCCGCCTCCACCATCGCCTTGGCCAGATCATCCACACTTTCCAGATGTTGAAACTGCCCGTTCATGTACAGACTATCCAGCACCACGTCCGCCGGCTCGCCTGTCGTGTGGCTCATCAGTTCCGCCGCCGCGCCCCGCGCCTGCCCCACCGTCTCGCCAAAATCCGATTTGCTCTCAAACTTCACCCCGCTCGGATAATGATCCGCAATCGTATCCAGAATATCCGGCGGCGCTTCCACTGGCGCGCGAAAAGATTTGATGGCCGAATCGGACACAGTGACGGGCACCAGTCTTGATTCGATGTTCGGTGTTCGATGTTCGATGTTCGATATTTCGGCCTGGGTTGCCGTTTCGGTAACGTTCCCATTTGCCCCAGGCGACGCGTTCCCGACCGGGGGCTGGTCAGTTAGTGGGGGTGTTTCCGCCTTTGGAGCGCCGGCCTCCGGCACGGCCGCCGCCTCGCTACGCAAGTCCATTCCCTTCTCCGTCGTCATCGCCGCCGGCTTGCCATCCGGCCCCACAATCTGCGGCGCGGGTGTTTCGACGGGCGCGGGCCCGGCGTCCTCGACGGAAAAGGTTTGCGGCGCGCCGATCGGGGGCACGGGTTCAACTGGTGGCAGCCAATCCTCCCCGGCAGCCGGTCGAACGGGGGGCGGTTCCACGGCGGCCTTGCCTTTCTTCAAACCTTCCTTGCCGCCCAGCAGCATCAGGCCACCGGCCAGAATATTGCCCACGTCCATCACCGTCTGCGCGGGCGTGTTGTTGGCGGGCACGGCGTCCGTGACGGAAAAGGTGTCCGGCGCGGACTTGAAATGGTTCAGCACCAAATCCTTTGCGCCCTCGTAACTCATCTTGCCGCCCTGCACGCCAAACGTCAGGAGCAACGCGCGCTTGACGATGGGCCCCATGATGGCGCTCTCGCCGGTCAAGGGCACGGTGGCAAAGCCGCCGGGCGATGCCACGCTGTTCACCACACCCCCCGCCCAATTATGCAAGCCTTCCAAGGCCGTCTTTGGATTGTCGTAGGGCGTGACGATGTCCTTCTTATTGGAGAATAACCCCATGGCGCCGGCGTCATGTGTGGTGGTGGCCGAATCCAGGGCGGGAGCTGCAGCGATCTCCTCCGCCGTGCGTCCCAGCAACGCCTCTACCGGCCGGGAAGTGCGGACCTCATGCGCCAGCATCCGGGCCTTGTCGGCCAGCGTGGGGTTCCACTGGCTTAACTGAGGCCGGTCGGGTGTGGGGAGCGCGTCCTCGGGTCCAAAGGTTTTCGGAGAACTATATTGAGCCGCTTGTTGTTCATGAAGATTTTTTGCGTAGGCAGTGGCATCTGATTCGTTTTTGAAAACCCCTAGATGTTGGCCGGTTTTCTGGAAGGTCTTAATCGCCTCCTGATCGGAAAGAATGTGTCCATCCGGTGAAACGGTAGGGATCAAAACTTCTCCAGCGTCCGTTCCAATACTGATACTCCGAACCGTGCTGATGGTTCCATCCGAGTTTTTGACGATTGGGCGATGTTCCAGATCAATGTTTCCTGGCACGATGGGCGGCGGTATGGTCGCCTCAGGCAGCGCGTCATCTACTGTGAACGTGTCCGGCATGGTTAGGCATCAAGAAACGCCGCCACTCGATTAAACTGCATCCGTTCGGTTGGCGTCCATTTGCGCTTGCCTTTGGTCAGTGAGACGATGAGGTCATTGAAGAACTGTCGGGCATTGGCCTTTCGGGCGTCGTGTTTCTGTTTTTGTAGTTTTTTCATAATCTTAGCTTGACCCGTTCATTGGCGTTGGAACTGTTTGCCGTCCCATTTTGCCGGGCCGTATTTGGTTTGATAGACCGCGCCCGCTTTTAACTGGGTTGGATCAATCTTGCCATTGGTCGCCGGCAAAGGCAGCGGTCCCGTCCCCGGACTGCCTGCCGCGCCGCCGGCTTTCTTCAACAGGTCCATGCCCTGTTGCAAGCCTTCCGGTGTGTCCGCCTCCACACTGGTGGCGTAGCCGCCATCTGCCGTGAGGCTGGGCACGGCCTTGAACTTGATTCCGGACTTCCCGGCTTGGGTGGCCAGCGCCGCCTTGGTCTTCTGTTCTTCCACGTAGGCTGGGTCCACCTGGATATTTCCATGGCCATCGTTGATCACCGGGATTTCGTGGTAGCCTTCATCACCGGGCTTGCCCACGGGCAGCACGGTCAATTTGGGTTCCGGCTTGGCCGTGCTCGACCCGAAATAATTCATCAGCGGCTTAATCATTGCCGCCGCCACTTTCGGGTTCGTCTTGCCCGCCGCCGCCGCCGCGTGAATCTGATACTTCACGCCATCCGGAATGCCATCCGCAAAAGCCTTCGCCTTGGGATCGTTCGGGTCGGGATTGTTCACCTGCGCATCCAGCGTTCTGGCGTAGTTGGAGAGTGAATCCGCCTCCGCCGCGGCATCCTGCGTCTGTTGTGTGCGCTGGCCCGCCTGCGCCTGCCGCTCCTCCGACTGCGCCTGCCAGTCTTTCATCCGGGCCTGCATTTCCTGCACGCCCTGATTTTTCATATACCCACTGGTGGCCGCGATCTTGTCCCGCGCGCTTAACGTCGAGAACTGGCCCTCCCCCATTCCCATGCGCTGTTCGAGGTCGGGATTCGCCTTCACCATCGCATCCGCCACCTTGGCGTTGTCGTAGAGCTTGCCCCAGTCCTCCATGTTCTGCCGCAACGCATTCGGCACGGCCATCGTGCCGGCGTTCAAGGCTTCAAAATTCATGTCGTCCATAATAATCCTTTCCTTAATACCACGATGGCACAAGTCCGGCGGCAATCGAAGCCCCCACATTGCCTTGCGTCTGGGCGGACGGCTGCGGGCTGAAATAATTTCCCAGTCCAGAGATAGCGCCGGTTAAACCACCGCTGCCACTAGGCGAAAGCAAGCCCATGAGACCGGCTATGCCCTGCTGTTGTTGATTGTATTTCGCATTCTGTGATTTCACCTGCGCTTGATATTGATCCAGCAACAGTTGGTTCGCGCCCGTCGAGGTGGACGAGCTGAGCGTGCTGTTCGTTTGCCCGGGTATGCCGCTGGGCTGGTTGGCCGTGTAGGTCATTCCCGGCACTTGCACGCCGCCGCTGGTCCGCCCGAGCACTTGCACGAAGGGATCGCCGTAGTAACCCGCCGTCTCGCCCGCCACCGTGCCCGCCACATTCAGATTGGCCAGCCTCCGTTGTTCCTGCGTTGCGGCCAGATAATACGCTTCCATCGCCGCATCGCCGGTGCCGCCCGCCATGCCGCGCGACGCCTCGGCGCCCCGGTAATTTTGCTGCAACGCCCGCGTAAGAAACGGATCCAGCGCGCCGTTGGTGTCCAACAACGACTGCGTCTGTTTGCCCATCGTGTCATAAAGGCCCGTGACCGTGGGGTCATACGCCCGCATGGCGCCGTAAGCGGCCGGTCCCAGTTTGGCCACATCGGCGATGTCTTGCGTGCGCGAAGCCGTCTGCATGGCCAGCAGGCGCGGCTGGGCGGCTTCCGCCGTGGCCAGCGAGCCTGGCGCGGACCGCACGACCTGCAAAGGGTTGCCCTGGACCACATGCTTCGCTCCGGCCGGCGGCTTCGGGGTGGTGGAGCCGGGGTGTCCGGCCGCGTCAAACATGGAGCTGTCGCCCAGATAATTGCCCGCCGCATCATACCAGCCCGTCTGCGTGGCGGAGATGGTGGTGGGCATGTCCGGCGAACCAAATAAATTCTGCCAGGCAATGGTGGAATTGAGCGCCGCAAACTGCGGATTATATTGCGCCTGCATCCGATAACTCGCCGGCGTGGATTTGATCTGCGCGGCGATCTGGTCATACGGTGTTTGCGCGGCGCTGGAGGAGCTGGCCCCGCCCGCGCCGGTGGTGGCGGGCGCGTTGGGCACTGACGGTCCCGATACCGCGTTGGCAATGGCCATTCCGGTGCTGGCCAGAGCGCCTACTCCTGCGACGACTCCTACCACAGCTAAGGCTGACATAGTTTTCCTTTCTCGAAAGTTTGTTTACCGTCCCGCACTGCGGGACGCAGCGTCTTTACGCGGTTTCCCGGCGGCCAGGGCCTGCCGGTAATCTACCGTAATTTCCTCACCTGGTTGTCCCCCGCGGCAACCGGCAATGGCCCGCACCGCCACCAAATCCACGTCCCCATTCTCCCGCGCCACCATCTGCGCATTCGGCGCGGCGCTGTGATTCGTGTAGCGCCCCGCCGGCGTCCGCCGGCCCGCTACCCGCGCCGGCGCAATCACTTCGTCCGCGGCAAATTGTCCCGTGGCCAGCAATCCCTTGCCCTCAATGGCGGACGGTCCCACCATTACTTTGCTAACATCAAGTTGAGGGTTGAGGGTTGAGGGTTGAGGGAAAGCCACCTGATCGCCCTCATTCTCGCTCACCGTCCGCACCCATTCCGCCGTCAACCCCTCTTCTTTGAGAAACCGCTCAAAATCCTCCCGGTCTCCCTGTCGCGTCAGCCGGGCCAGCGCCAGCCGCTGCGCGCGGTCCGCCTGCCAGCCCGGACTCTTATCGAGGTAATACGCCTCAATGGCCTCGATGTCCGTCCCCAACTCAATCCAAGTGGTTGAGGGCGGATTCTGGACTCCGGACTCTGGACTCCGGACTCTGGACTTTGGACCTTGGACTCGGGTGGCCCAGACGTTCTGCCAGGTCACCTCTTCGTGGACGTAGGCAATCTTGCGTCCCGGCGTGCCCACAAACGTCAACGGCGCGCTCACTTCCTTCAGCGAGCCATCCTCCATCAACAGCGTCAGCCGCCCCTGCAGCAGGATATTGAAGTCCGCGATCCGGTGCGCGTGGCCAATCACCAGCGCCCCCGCCGGCATGCGCACCTCGCGAATGCACACGCCCGGCGCGAACCGGTGCACCAGCGGGCACTCCGGCTGCGGTAGTTGCAGCATCGCCGCCTCGACGCGCTCGATGCGTTCCGCGGTCAACGGCCCGTCCAGACGTTTTGACAAGAGCGTTTCCATTCGTTTTAGCCTTCAGCCTTCAGCCTTTAGCCTTGGTTCTAGTACCACGCATAGACTTTGACGCGCCAGAGGCTGTTGGTCGTGACGGTGACCACGCCGCTGGTTTTGTTCGCCAGGCCGGCGGTGATGCCGAAACAGGTCGTCACATACACGTTGGTGCTGTTGGCGCCGAACGTGAAATATTGCGCGCTCGCCGAGGAGTGCGCCACGTCCAGGCCCACGGCCGCCACGTCCACTTCATCCCCCACGGTGTAACCCAGCGTGGCCGTTTGGCACACCATCACCGCCCGCACGAGGCTGGGCGTGCCGGGCAACCCATGCGCCGTGTCCAGGATTTTACTGCCGTTGGTGACGCCGGCGGTCGCCGAGGTGAACTTCATCACCGTGCCCACGCCGTTGGTCAAGCCGTTGCTCGCGAGCATTCCCACCGCCAGATTGCTCGCGGTGGTATAGCCGTAGGGATCCGGAAACACCAGCGGTTGCGGAATCGTGAGGATCTGGAAATAGGTGCCGTCATACACCAGCTCCACCACCTGGCCGGCCAGAATATCATTGGCCGCCAGGTCCGCGCCCGACCGGGCTTTGATCGTCTTGGTCGTCCCCAGCGACGTGCAATTAAGGGTGCTGGCGCCGCTGTTGGTATTGGCCGCCAGAAAGCGGATGACCATGCCGGCGTGATACGCCGCAATGACGGGCGTATAACTCACCACATAGGCGTTGGCCACGCCCGTGTCCGTGGCCACATACTGCGGCACATTCAGCCGTTCCGGTTCCGGCAGCAGATTATCCAGCGTCACTCGCTTGGGCGCGCCATCGGACGCGATGGCGGAATCGCCCAGCAGCACGCTGTCCGTCTCCACCGTCGTGGTTTTGGCCTCCTGGTCCAGGATCGCGCCATTCAACAGCACGGCCAGGTCCACGTGATCATTGAGGTTTTGGCTCGTCACCGTTTTGCCCGGACCCACATCCGTGTAGGTATGGCCCTTTTCGAGTTGGTTGGCGGAAGCCAGCGTGGCGGCCAGCCAACCCACCATCAGAATTTTAATTTTTATTTTCATAGTTAATTTTTAATCCTTCCCTCTTGGTTTCCTGTCCCGCACTGCGGGATTATAAATTTTCAGTATTGTCCAGATCTCATTACCTGCACTTCCAGCGCGCGCACCGTGGGGCGGCCCGCCGTGGCAATCACTTCCAGTTCCACCTCCAGCGCCCGCTGCCCCGGCCGTTTGAGCACCGCGACATCCGCCTGCGTCGCGCCGTCAAAGGGTTCCGTCTGTTCCACCAGCGGCCGGTTGGGCGTCCGCAGCCGCGTGATCACGGTGCCCGTGTCGCCTGGGTTTAACCGCAAGCGCACTTCACTGGCGCGGACCTTGCGCACGTAGGCAATCGTGCCGTGGCCGCTGCCCAGGTCCGGTTCCCAGCGGTAGGCCCGGCTCACAAACCGGCCCGGAATGGGCACGCTCGCAAAGTTGGCCGCACTCAAATCCACCGGCAGTTCAAAAGGCAATTGCACGCCGCCCAGCACGTCGCCTATCTCGTCAACGTCCCCCTCCTCATAGAGCGCCGGCCCGTTGTTCGCATCCACCACCCATAACCGCCGTTGCGTGCCAAAATCCGCAATCCGCAGCCAGTCCGCGTAAAACCCGTCCGGCAGGCTGTCAATGCTCTCCCACGCGCCCAGCGGATGGTCCGCCGCCCGATTGTTCAAATTGAACACCGCGATCGTGTTGTTGCGCATGGCCAGTTTTTGGCACGTCGCCCGCGTGCCCAGCAGCACGTCGCCGGTGATATCCGCGGAAAAGGAGAACTTGAAATCATCCACGATGTTCGCCACATCATACGACCCGTTGATTTTGCCCCCGGCGATGTTGGTCAGTTGCACCCGGTCGCCAATCGCCAGATTGTGCCGCGCCGCCGTGGTGACGGTGACCATGTTGCCGGCCGACAGGTTAAACGGCAGGTCCTGTGGCAGGTCGGGGTTGATACTGGTGGGGTTGACCACCGACGAGATGCCGGTGATGGCGATGGGCGGGTCGGAAATGGGCAGCGCAAAATAGAGACGATACCCAAACCGTTTGATGTTGGCCACCGTGGCATAGGCCGCGCTCAAATACTTGAACACCGGCTGAATGTCCGCGCTGATCGGCTGGCCCAGCACCACCAGTTGATTGTTCAAATTGGGTTGAAAGGCATAAATGCCGTTGTCCGTGACAAACCAGACCAGGCCCGCGCTCTCCAGCATGGCTTCCTTGCCCACCGGCCCCGCCTCGCCCGTTTGCAGGCGCAAGAAAGACGTGTTGGCAATGGGGCCAACGTACGGATTCGCCGTCGCCAGGCCGGGATCGAAATAGGCCAGAAACCATTTCTTGCGGCTGCCAATCAGCACGTAATCGCTCTGATACGCCATCGCTCCCACCAGATAATCCGCGCCGCCCCATTCGATCTGGAACTGGGCCAGCAACGCCCAATGGCCCGCGCCCCACGCCAGGAAATCACTCGTGCTCAACGCCTGCAACCCGCTCGCCACCGCCAGCCGGTTCTGGTAAAACAGGCCAAACCGGCTCTTCGGCACATCGTTATCCACCACCACGGCGCTGCCGGTAAAGCGCAGCACGGTCTGATCCAGCCCCCGCAAAATAAACAACTCCGGCAACGTGCCCCCGGCCCCAATGCCCGCCTGGATCAGATCCAACGCCTCGCCCACCGCCACCGTCTCGCCCGCCGGAAACGCATACGGCGTGATCTCCCGGGTTTCCGGATCAAACAGCACCAGAGTGGTGCGCGTGACGAACGCCAGCCGGTCGTTCTCCCCCATCGGCTTGTAAATGCCGCACCCCAGGATGGGGCCAATATTGGTGCCCGCCGGGAATTGCCGGGCCGTGCCGCCGCGCACGGACAGGCCGTTGGTATCAAACCGCATGTTCTCGCACACCTGGAGCGAGCCGGCCGGCAGCGTGGCCGGGTCCGTCTTCATGTCCAGCCGCGCAAACTGCATGTCCCCGAACACCTCCGGGACATCATCCAGCGGACCGTATTGACGGTAACGTTTCATGTCGGAATTTTATAAGGAAACCAGGAGTCCAGGATTTCTTTCCCGGTATTCCTCCAGGTTTCCTGGTTTCCTTATTAAATTTCTTCCTCCGTGTTTCACAGGGGTTCCTCAATAAGCCGTGTGGCCCGCCACAGATCCCACGGCGTCACCTGGTCCTGCGTGCACCGCGCCAGTGGCAGCGGACAGCGGCACAACGCCAGGTCGTGCATCACATAGCGTGAGCAGTAGCTTTGCTGGTCGCCGTCCTGCGCGATGTTGAACTCGTACCGGAGCAAATCGTAGTAGCTGTACTTGATGCCGGCGGCAAGGTTCAGATCAAACAGCCGCTCCAGTTGGCTCTCCATTTGGGGAGTGATGCCGTCCAGTCGGAACGCATGGACGAACGGTCGTTCCGCGTCCGACAAATCACGGTCATGCACTCCCGGGGGAGAAAGCTCATGCACCCGGCCATTGGCCCGCTCAAACCCGGCGTGCGTCACGTCGCCATGCGTCAGATACGCAATGGCTTCGCTCACCGGCGCGCCGGGTTGATGGATCCAAAGCAGGATGCGCATGGCGTTTTTCCCACTCCCTCGCCCCGCCCCAGCGGGGAGAGGGGCGGGGTGAGGGGTTTGTTTACGGCGCGTTCGTGCCGGTGACTGGAACGATATTCGTAATCACCCCCGACGCGGTGCCTACGGCCGGCGAGAGTCCCGTCAGCACCAAAGCCGTGCCGCGCAACTTGGCGGCTCCGATTTGAGCCGTGGTGTTGGACTTGGTTTGCAAGTCAGCCGCATTGCCCGTGGCGAATTCCTCCGCGCCTTGCTGCGACGTCAGCCCCATGTCCGCCGCCATGCTGGTGGCATAGTTCGGAGTCTGCACTGAGGCTTGCTGGTTGGACGAGCTTCCGATCGCCACCGGAATCATCTGGTAAAAGTTCCGAATCAGTCCCAGCCGGACGTGGGGAATCTGCGACACCGCATCAGCGGAGACGTCAAAGCCGAGCACGGTGGACTTAACCGCAATGATGTCCCGCCGGGGAGCAGAGTTGCAGCCGGTGAGGAGGGTAAGACCGACGGCCAGACAAGCTGCCGTCGTCATGAATGCTAACATTTTGTTTTTCATTTTCTGTTTTCCTTTCGTTGTTGGATGTTGAATGTTGAATGTTTGCCGTCGTGAAATTACCGATGGAGGGCCGGGCCAAAGACCGCCCAGCCCAACAGGGCGAGCAGGATCCACAGCACGAGACTGTTGCTGGCCCAGAGCAGGGGCGTTGTGCGGTTGGTGTAGAAGCCGAACAAGAGTCCGACTACCATGATGATCCAGAATAAGAGACCCATGCTCATAATTTTATTTCCTTTGGTTGTGCCGGAACCTCCGGCGTGGTTGGTGTTGCGGCTGTGATTGACTGCTTGACATTTTCTTCGGTGACTTTCCCGGTCTCATCCGTTGCCTTGGTTGACCGTTCAAAGGTCCTTTCCTCACCGATTGGCAATTCTCCCTGCAATACTTTGGATGTGGCTTTGTTCAGAAAGGCCATCATGACCGTGCCCCAAGTCACAAGTATTCCGACGATCATGCGAACCTTTGAATCATGATCGGCCTCAGACCAGTTGACGCCCGCCGTAGCCGTCTGCCACGACGTTCCAAGCGCAACGCCGGAAAAAAGAAAAACGTAAAATCCCACCATCCAGTAGATCAGGATTTGTTCTTTTGCTTTGGTCAACAACGCGCTCATGGATTACTTTGGTTCGGTTGGAAAAGCCGGCGCCACGTTGAACACCTTCGCTTCCACGGCGGAGACCGACCGCGCCAGCATATTTTGCGTCAGAGTCACCCGGTCCAGCGTTACCACCGACCGTTCAATCGCGGCGGACGTTTGAGCGTTGATTCGGTCCTGGTTGTCCCACCGATGGTTGTTGTCAAAATAGACCTTGCCCAGCGCAAACGTCGCAATGACGATGGCGACGATGGCCGTCACATTCATTTTCACTTTTTCAGGAAGTTCAGCGGTGGACATTTATTTCACGGGGCGAGTTGTTTGTCTGTGTTGGTGGTTGCGCCCACGGCGGAGTAACGCAGCCAGGTGGCGACGCCGTTGCTGTTCCAAGTGGCGCTCAAGCCGTTGGTGATGCCCGCTGGCCCGGTTGTTAAAATGGGGTAAATCAGGCTGCCGGTGAAGGTCCCGAGGTTGTAAGGCTGATAGATGTTCGTGCCGTTCACGAATGTCAACACGCTGTTGTCCCAATACCATCCGAAGATGTTGGTCTGTCTATTAGGATTTACAATTGCATTGATTGGCCGCGAACCAGCCGCCGCACTGTGATTGAACACCGTTCCATAAATCCGGACAGACGCATTGGTCGGCGGGGTTTGCGTGTAGTTGTAAACGATGAAACCATCATTGTGATTTGTTCCTAGTATGAAATAGTTGGAAGCGACCGTAGCCGTCATGTTCACAATTCCTCCATTTATAATCAACGTGCTGTTGTCGCCGCTGATGTAATAAGCGTGCATTCCAGCCGAGTAGTTTGGAGCAGCGGCATCGGACATTATTATTTGGTCGTTGTTCCACGTTCCGCCGCCGATGCCCGCGCCTATATCCCAATAACTAAAAAAAGTTGAATTGTTCACCGTCACATTTGTCCCACCTCCACTGACACTGGAAAGGATGCAATCTATTGTACTTAGGGTACCCACTTGAACTCCTTCAAGAGTCAATCCGTTGAAGGCGTTCGTCGAGTGAATGTAATCAGAAAATGTCAAACCCTCAATTTGATTGGATGAATTTACTTCCAAGACTCCGGTTAAAACACTTAGATTCACACCCAAGCCCTTTACGCTAACCCCATTGCTTAAAACAGTGCTGGGCAGGCTAAACGACCCTTTGCCAAATCGAACACAGTCGCCGTTTGTGGCAACGAAGAGTGCGGCACTCGTCACCCAAGAATGGGTAAAGTCACCTCTAACCGCGCTGCTGTTATTTCCGTTTTTGTCCACATAAAGCATGTGAGACAGGCCGAAATTGGTCAGTGAGTTCGCCGTCCCCGCCGTGGTTGCGCTGGCGACGGTGATCGTTGAGTTTGCCAGCGTCTTGGGCGTCACATACAGATACGGCTCCGTGCCGGCATTCACCTGCGCCTGGCTCGCCGGCCCGGGCGGATAGGCGTGGGCGGGCAAAACCGACAACAGCAAGCAATTTATAATGAGACCAGGAAGCCATGAGAATTTTCCCCGCCGGCTGTTTCCAAAATCCCGACCTGGTTTCCTGGTTTCCTTATTAAAATTTTCGGTATTCATAGTTCAGCCTTTCCAGTTGAGTCGCCCCACTTGTCCCTGCTGCCGTTGCAGCTTGTCTGCTTCCATCTCCAGGAGTTGCTGCGCCACGCCTTCCATCGCGCCGGCTTTGTCCGTCTGGCCATCCGCCGTCAGCCAGTCCGCATAGCCGCCCTGGATCAGGTATTGCCGGAACGTGTAGGGCAGCTCCACCACCGCCCATTTGGCCGGTGCGCTCTCCGGGCTTTCGCCCGCGGCCGTGACCGCGACACACGTGTAAAAGTTGCCGCTCATAGTCCGTATTTGGTCTTCAAGTAGGCTTCCGTGCTACCTACTTGTGAAAGGTCTGTCGTAATGATGACCTCAAAATAATACACATCTTGAGCCATGTTAGCCTCTAGTAAAAGTGAAGTTCTTGGTTCTGTAGCAACAGAAAAAGCCGGACTAAAGGCCATAGAATCATTAGTACAGGCAGGACAGGCTATTGCTCCATTTATTCTAAGAACAGAACTGTCTCCATTGAAAACACATGTAACAAGTGTCAGTGCATTGGTGGGTATTGATATGTCACTTTGAAGTATATTTCCATTTATACCATCACCGCCATACATCTCTAAGTTGTTGTTATTGACAAATTCTAGTATTATTTGCCCATTAGTTCCATTTCGATTTACACTTTCATAAAGTGTTCCTGAAGCATTACCCATTGGTTTGAAGACTACAAAGATTGCATAAGGCATAGAATAACTTGCATTAGAACTAAGCAGTCCCTCTGTTCCAAGACCTTCGAACTTTACGGCTGGTAATCCATTTGCAGCATTAGTCACATAAATAGGAGCATAGCCACCAGCAACATTGGTGGTCGCATTATATCCATGCCCGCTCTGGTCATTCCATTGACCAACCGGCTGACCATTGATAGCAGGAACGGTAGGAGAGGGGCCAGCATCGGAATACACACCCGCATCAGCCTTCAGCCATAGCAGGTAATTGTTGGATACACAAGAGTGGCAGGGAATCTGAGTCCCATTCATATCATTTGCCGAAACCCACCAACCGTCATAACCGCATCCAGTCAGGGTTCCAAAATACTCTGTTCCCCACGATTCTACTGTCTGTCCCACCGTAATAAACCTTGAATAACCGCTTATATTGGTTGGAGAACAGGGGGTGTTGGTGGAATCAATCAGCAGAAAATGTCCCTGCATCGTCTTTCCCACCACCGACAGGTAGTTGGTCGTCGCCGCCGACAGGGGCAGTGCCAACATGGAACCCAAGATTAAAAGCCAGCGTCTCATTAGTATCCTATAATGCTGTTGTTGGTTCCGCTCGTCGGTTCGCAAAGCAATTGGATTAGTTGAAAACCTGCCGAAGGAAGGTTCGTGTTGGCCGGATAGTTCGTTGTCCAATTGATTCCATCCGGAAGCACATAGTGCAGGTTATTCGTAGCCAGGTTCCTTAGCACAATCGTCAGGCTCTGAAACCCATTCGTCGGCATCACGATGTTGGTCAGCGACAGTGTGACTGGAACTGCCGTATTGGTGTAGGTCGAAAACACCTGGTAGTTTTGCGCCGTCGCGAAGTCAAACAGCAGGTTCGTTTGCGTGGTCAGAAAGACCTGGCCGCTGGTGACGATCGGAGCGTTCGTGCCGGGCGCCCCCGCCGCCCCCGGCAACCCGTTCGTGCCATTCATCCCATTGGTTCCGTTGAGGCCGCCCGACGCCTGTAAATTACTGCGGACCAGCGGATCCGTGCTGAGGAGTTGGAACAGTTGCAACTTCGATACGTTGAAGTTGGTCCCGCCGGGATGGGCAATGACAAACAACACTCCGTTGGAGGGCGCGGGATCATTGGGATACTCGCTGATGGGGGTGATGGTCACGACGTGCCCGTTGCCGTCGGTAATGGTGATCGGCGTGGCCCGGCCGAGCACCGTGACCAGCCCCCAAGCGATAACGGTAATAAGTTTTTTCATATTAGCCGACTCCGACTGCGCCACCGCTGCCTGAAATGGCGATCCCGCCCCCGCTGCCGCTCGCCGGGACCACCGGCGCCGCCGCCGGCGCGAAATACATCTGCTGTCCAGACGCATAGACCGTCGTGGTCCCCCAGGCGTCGCCCGTCAGCAGCGGCCGGCGCACCCGCAGCAGCAGCCACACGTAAGCCAGGGTATGCCGCAGCGTCATGAACTGCGCGCCGTCCGCGCTCAACGTGTAGGGCAACTGCGTCAGCTTGGTCGTCACCCGCGGGTCCCGGTCCCACGCACAGAGAAACTCGCCGATCGGCATCAGCGGCGTGCCGTCCGCCAGGGTCTGTTCGTAGCCCACGTAGCGGTTGAAGGGCGTCAGCAAGCCCCAATTGACCGAAGGCGGCGGGGCGGGGGGAGGGAGGGTCAGCGCCAGACTGGTGCCAAAGAAAGTCCCCTCGTCAAACACCCAGTCCATGGCCCGGTCCGGCGTCGCCACGTCGGACAGGCTGTGCGCGTGTAAAATCAGCGTGTGCAGAGAGTCGAAATAATAAATCCGCCATTGGTTGCCGTCCCAATCGCACGTGTGGTATGTGGTGGCGTCCGCATACGCTGGCCGGCCATTCACCAGTCCGGTGTACCCTAAAACGAACGTGGCGACGCTGGGCGGAAGGGTCAGGGCGTTATTGACGGTCAAAAGCCGGTCGGGGGACAGCGCGTTCATCTGGTAAAACGCGTTATCCGCCCGGTTCCGCACCATCGCCCCCACCGCGTAATTCGTGCCCGCCACGTAATCGTCCGCCTGATACTGCGCCTGGCACGGCGCCCAATACGCCTGGTTCACCACGTTTGCAATCGTCGGCGGCTGCCCGGTGCTCGCCTGGAGCGCCTGCAAATAAGTCAGCGTGGGAATATCCAGCACCTCATCCCCGGCCGCGTAGGCATGGGCCGCATCCCACGGCGCGCGAAAACTGCGTTGTTCATACCGGCAGATCTCCGGCCAGCGATGGCATTCCCACGCCACCTGCAACCGCCGATCGTGTGCCGCCCGGAACAGTGCGAATTCCGCCGGCGAGAGGTCGCTCACCTGCAACCCCGCCAGCGCCGCGCTCCCGCACAAAACATCGCTATAATCAACCGTTCTCATTTCGGATTTCGGTTTTCGGACTTCTTTCGGATTTCGACATTCGGCATTCGGCATTCGGATTTCAAGCCAACGGGTCTCTTGCTCTGGCTTGACGGCATCCACCCCACGAAAATCGCCTTCGTCCCCCGGCTCTCCACGATGATCTCCTCATTCCGCCGCTTCAGAAACTTCACCAGGTCGGCGTCTTCCAGATAACGTTTGCCGTAACACTCGCGCCAGTAAGCGTCGAACACCGGATCAATCATCAATGTCCGCTCGCCGTAGCCGTCTTTGGCCAGGGGCCGGTGCAGCCGATTGAGCAACGCCACGCGCCGCTGCCGGGCCGCCGCTTGCAACAGCGTGGCGTTGTAATCCCCACGAATCACCTCATCCACCCGTGTGGCGGTGGCCAGGTCGAGCTTGGAAAAGTCCACTTCCATGATTTTCGGAGGGACGAGTTACACGAGTCCCCAAATCGCGTCAGTGCGTCCAATCAAACGTGATGCTGGCGGGCGTCACATTGGTCAACTCCACCGTCGAGAGATAACCAAACCGCGCCGCATTCACGCCGGCAAAGTTGGTCTTGGACAGGAAGAAATAACCCGTCGTGTTCGTGAGGCCCGTGCAGGCCAGGGTCAGCCGTAACGGCGCCGTGGTCGTCCAGGTCGTCCCCACCTGGTAATCGAAGCCATAGACCGTATTGCTGGTGCCCGTATTGGCCGCGGCCTGCGAGATCAGCACGCCAATGTCCTTGTCCCTGGGCAACGTCAGCGCCACGCCGTTGGTCGAGGTAATCGTGGCGTTGGCGCCTACGGTGGCCAGGTCCGTGGGGATGTTGATTTGCTGCGCCCGCGCCGGCAGCACCGCTGTCAGGGCCAGGAGACTGCTGGAGAGGAGCAACCCGAAAAGATTTCTGTTTGTTTTCATACTTTTTGAGATTTTAATTTGTTAATTTTTATTCAACCCTCAACTTTCAACCCTCAACTATTTTGGAAACTCTGCGTCCCGCGGCGCGGGACGCAGAGCCAACCCAAACAACAACTCACTAAACCACCGCCGCCAGGTCGGCGACGGGAATCACATTGCAGAGGATCTCCACCTGGCCGGCATTCAGGCTGGCCATCGTCTGCCCGACAATCGTGGCCACCGCGTCCAGCGTGTCCGCCACCAGATTCAGCAGGCCCGTTTCCGCGCCCACCTTGTAGCCGGTCGTTTTGAGGTCCTGCGCGTTCACATAGCGCGTGGCGCTGCCGCCGTCGCCCAGGCTGAACGTCAGGGTCGTGATGACCCCGCCGCTGCTGAGGAACGCCGTCACCACCCGGATGCACATGTTGCCCTGAATCCGCGTGCCCGCCGGCAACGTCACCGTGGACGCTCCCAGCGCATTAGGCGGCAGGACCGCCTGCGCGACGCCGGTCGTCCACGGATTCGTGAACGGATACGGATTATTGCCCCCGGCCACGCCCGTCCCGCTCAGGTCGGTATAGTCGAGGATGATTTTCGTGTTGAAACCCAGGCGCGCCTGCGTTTCGAGAGGAAGAGGAATAACTTTCATATTTTGTCTTTCGTTAAATTTTCGTTTGTTTTTGCTTTTCCCATTCCCTCTCCCCTGTTAGGGGAGAGGGTCAGGGTGAGGGGTATTAAGCATCCGACGGGTCAATTTTGACTTCGCCGATGCAATTCCAGCACAAAAACATAAGAAGCGCATCGATAGCCGCTTTGTATGATCCCCCTTTAAACTCCGGTTTGTACACCGTCGGCTTCTGTTTCCACAACCAGGCCCAGCGTGCGGTGTTGAGGAAATAACCGCGCCAGTCGCCTTTCGTGGTCGAACCGCCAGCGGTGAAATTCGCGTGCGCGTTCCAACGGGTCATGTGCAGTTCCACCTTGCCCCAGTCGCTGTCATACACATCCACCGTGTTGCCCAGCACCGTCGCGTCCTCGCCGCGCGTGATGATGCGCGCCGTCGCCTGCGTGTTGAGCGAGGTCGGGATGTAGAACTGGAACGTGCCGAACTGTTTCTTGAGCTTGCTGCCCACAAAACCCACCTTCATGCCGGTGCTGCCGGTGAGCTTCCAGGCGGCTTCCAGGCACGTCTTGATGGCGTCCTCCGTCAGGTTCGCCTTGGTGTCGCTGTAGATGTTCGCGGCCGCCGGTCGGATCGTCGCATCCACCATGGTGTCCGCGTCCGCTGTGGGAGCCGCATTGATCCAGGCTCCGGCGCCCCGGAACTTGTTGCCCGTGTTGCCGTCGCCGGCGTCCGCCACCGACAGCTGATCGCTGGCCGCGGAACATTCCATTTCGCGCGCCATCTCGGTCATCTTCTTGGGGATTTCGTGCGCCAGTTCGTCCGTGATGCCGGCAGTGTCCGTGACATCCTCCGCCAGTTTGCTCACGGCCGCGGTCTGCACGAACCATTGCACGCGCGCCGTCAGTTCCTTGCGCTGGCCGCCTGCGCTCTTGAACGTGTCCCAGTCCTTGCCCTCCGGCCAGGCATTGGGTTGCGGGTCATTGTAGGTGTCGCTCTGATAATGCTTCACCACGTTCACCGGTTTCGGGCCTTTGGTCAGCACCCGGAGCATGGGGGTTTCATGCTCATCGGCCAGGGTGATGTAATTCGCCCAGTCCGTTTTCTTGCCCACCACATTTTTTTCAAGTAACATAATTTTTTAATTCAATTGTTTCTTGAAATCCCTTTGCTTGCCTACGCCTCCTGTAAGGCGGCGCGGGCCAGTTCCGTGGCCGTCGCCCGGGTCGGAGTTTTGTTGAACGCTTGCCGCGCCGCTTCATCCTTGCCCACCTTGACTTTGCTGGCGGCCGCCGCACTGGTGCCGGCGGGCGTTTTGGGCGGAGGGAGCTTGGCTTTGGCACTTTGGACTTTGGCCTGTGGACTGGGGACCGGGAACGTTTTGGTCAGCGCTTCGCGCACGGCGGCCGCGGTGTCGGTCTTCACCCCGGCTTTCGCCAGGTGATCCATGACCTCCAGCCCCAGCACGTAAATGCCCGCCGCCACCCGGTGCGCCGGCGTGCGCTGCCGCAGTTCCGGCATGAGGTCCAGCACCTGCTGTGACTTCGCAAATTCCGGACTGGCCTTGTCATTCAGCCAGGGGAATTGCGCGCTCACCACCGGTTCCACCGCCGCTTCCACTTGTCGGAACGTCTGGACCGCCTTGCGCTGTTCGGGCAGGTCTTCCGCCACCCAATGGCTGGTTTCCCGCACGGCCCGTTTCAGGCCGTTCGCGTCCAGCTTTTGCGCCGCCATGTACCGTTCCACCCGCGTGCGCTCGTCGTCCGTGGCCGTGTCGTCGAGGTACGCCTCGGCTTCCGCCATGAACACCTTGGCCGTCGCGCCCAGTTTGGTCAGCACCGCGTCGTCCACCACCGTGATCGGCACGTGCGCCGGCCGGTGCGGATCGTTGCGCAGCGCCTCGGCTTCCGCCGCGACCGCCTGCAACTTCGCCTCCGCCGCATCCGCGCGCGTCTTTTCCGCGTCGCGGGCGCCCGTCAGTTTGCCGATCCGTTTGTCCACCAGCGTCTGCAACGCCGGCGGCAGCGGCCCGCCCGTCTCCTCCCACTGTTGGAGTTCAAGCTTCAGCTTGTCCGGCAACGGGGTTTCATCGGCGGCCTCGGCTTTCGGTTCGGCTTCGCCCTCGACTTTTGCCTCGTCCTCGGCTTTTACTTCCGCCTCTTCGCCTTTCGGCAGTTCAACAATCTTTTCCGTTTCAGGCTCTTCCACGACGGTTTCGCCGGCCGCCGGGATTTCTTTGGCGGGGGGCGATTCCGTTTTGTCATCGGCCGCAAAATCCACCTTCAGCAGATTTTCCACGCCCGATGCGTTTAAAGTCAGTTTCTCCGTCGCAGCGGTTGATTCTCCGGGCTTCCCCGCAGCGCCCGACTCTTTGATGTCAGTTTTAGTTTTCATGCTCTTCGCAAGTTTGGCAGTCCATGGGTTAACCGGGACCGTGCGGCTACCAGCCTCTTGCTGGCGTGATGCGGTCACTAACCACGAAAAGAGAGTAGAAGGGAAGAGACTGCCCGCAGAGTTAGGCCAATCCAGGCGGAGTTAGGCCAATCTGAGCGGGTTAAATAAGGAGGAGAATTTTATAAGGAGACCAGGAAACCAGGATTTAAACAGAAAATTTACCAGGGCATTCACCGTTTTAGTTCTCCGGGTTTCCTGGATTCCTTATTAACCTGTTTTCTTTTCCAGCTTCCGGGCTTCCAGGTCCGCTTGCATCCGGAGATCCCGCAACGCCGTGGCAAAATCCAGCGCACTCGCCGCCCGGCCCGCGTTGTATTGCCGCACGTCATTCGTCAGGTTCGCGGCCAGCGCCGCTTCCTGCTCATTACGCGCGTGCTCATCGGCATAGGACAGCAGCGTCTTCCAGACCGGCTGACTATCGGAGATCCCCGCCAGCGCCAGCAGCCGTTCCAGGTTCGCGCGCTGCTGCTGTGCCTCCGTCAAAATTCGCGGCGTTGAAAAATAGGTAGGGCGCGCAGTCCCCTGCACGCCGTCTTGCTTCTGCCAAAATTTCCAGTTCATAAAGTTTTAAATGTTAGCTGGATAGATATAGCCGATATTTTCCATTCGGCTGGAGTTTTGCGCCGCGATCCGGCGGTTGGAGTTTCACTGACGAGCATTGTTCTTGTGCTTTGAGCTTTTCGATCTTGCTTAAGCAACAGCCGGCATCCATGTCCACAGGAATATCGCCGTATTTTCGCAACGCGGTTTGCAGTTCTTTTATCAGTTGTGATATTTTCATTTGTTTAGATTTATTCGCCAACGCTGTTCCCCTATTGTCTCGGTTGTCCCGGCATCGGTCCCGGTTGTCCCGGTGACTGGCTCATTGGCTTGACCCCAATCCGGCCCACCTGTTTATTCTGCTGCTGATCCACGCTCATCTGCAAATTCTTCACGTAGTTTTGGATCAACGCCTTGAACCGCTCATCTTGCTGCATCCACTGCTGGCATTTCGGATTGCTCGACATCAACTGTTGCAGATATTGCAGCCGCGTCGGCGCGGTCGGATCGTTCTCCACGTAGTTCGCCTCAAAGCCCAGCATCATGTTGCCCACGTTTTTCTGCACGTCGTCGAAAATCTTCTGGCTCGCGCCCTTCTGGTCCTGCACGAACCGTTGCGCCAGCCGCGGATCCACCGCCCGCGCCTGATACGCCGTCAGGCCCGCCCGATCAATCGCCCCCGTCACGTCCCCCGGCAAAATCTTGTTGTTGATGATATCCAGCTTTTGCAAGAGGTAATCCGGGTTTAAATCTTTCAGGTCAAACTCCAGCCCCAGCATCACCTGGTCCATGATCGTCGCCGGGTCCAGTTGCGAGAGTTGCTGATTGCCCGTGACCACCGCGATCTGCTGCGGATTATATTGCAACGTGAGGCTGAACACGTGCATCAGCACCTCGCCCCAGAACGTGTAGAAATCATCGCCCAGCTTTTCCTGTTGGATCGCCTGCAACGCCGGATGCACGTCCTTGTTGAACAGGCCAAAGTATTCCGCCGTCTGCAACTTCAGCAAATTCACCAGCGCCAGCGCCAGCGTGGCCGGCGGTGCGCCCAGGTTGATCGCCGCAATATCCTGCGCCCGCGACATGGGCACCTGTGCCCCCGGCCCCAGCTTGTAATCCACCCCGCCCAGCTTCGGCACCTTCACCGGCGGCAGCGTGTCCCAGTCCGCCCGATTGAACAGCATGTCCCGCTGTTTCTTCTCCTCGTTCTGCCACGTGCCGGCAATCTCCGCCACGCTCCGCGTGTCCGTCAGCGCCCGTCCGATGTTTTCCCGTTTCAACTCCACAAACGGATATTGCCCATGCGCGTAGCCGATCAATTCATGCTTCGCGCAAAAGTCCGCCGCGCCCTGCGTGTCATGCGTCACGTGCGGGCTGAAAATCGTTTCATACACGCCCGTCACGCCGTCTTCATCCACTTTTTTAACGTAGGCATACACCACCTCGATCAGCGGGTTGTTTTCCTCCGTGATCTTGAGATACGTCGTGTTGCCCACCGTCTTGGTGCTCGGCCCGGTCAGACTGGTCGCCCCCAGCGCCCCGGCCCAGCTCGAAATGTTGCCTTTGGTCGCCTTGACCTTCTGGATCCAGCCCGCGTCCCAGCCGTCCACCTGTTTGGACAGCAATTCCGCCTCCGTCATCCAGCGCCGCCAGAAGATCGCCCGCGCCTGCTGCAACATCATCGTGCCGCGCGCCGCCAGCACCTCCTGGAACGGCTTGCACACCCGCACCAGCGGATCATTCTTCACGATGTAGGCGATGGGCACCTCTGCCGTGCCCGTTTCGCGCAACGCCTTCACGTATTTCTTCGCCGCGGCCAGTTTCAAATCCAGAAACGCCTCGTCGCCCTTTTCCGCGTCGTAAAAGTCCGTGCCGCTCATCGCCTGCATCACGTAAAGCCGGTACAGACTCCGCACCGCCTCGGCGCTGGCGTCGTCCTGGGTGGGATCCGCAATCATCGCCGGCAGACTGCGCATGGGCGAGCCTTCCGGCGACTGCTCGGCCAGTTGTTGCAACGTTTCCAGCTTCAAATCAACCCGGCGCTTGCCAATCTCCCGTTCCCAGCCGATATACGCGATGGCAAAGCCGTATTCCTGCGCGTATTGCGCGCTCAACTCCGCCTCCAGTCGCAACGCCTTCTTATGCCGCGTATGGATCAGCCAGTGCAGATAATCACTCAGACCCGAGGACAGGTCCGCCAGATCGGAATTCACCGTGGTCGCGCGCAATTCCGCCTTGCGGAACGCCGCCGTCAACAGCACCACGCCAAAATTCACCACGCCGTCCACCACCGGCACCCGCGTATCACTGCTGCCGTTCCACGGTTGGGCCGGCTCGCCTTCCGGCATGTTCTCATCCCACCGGCGGCCGTCGGGCGATTGGCCCGCCCAGATCATGCGGCGCGTCTCCTCGTTATAGGCCATGTCATAAAATCCGTTGGGCATGACGCCGGCCTGCTTGTATTCCGTCAGGAGAATGTCCACGTGTGCGTCCGGCGAGTTCACCAGAATTTCAGCATCATCGGTCATAATTTCATAAATCGGATGGGCTGCGCGGCCGGGCCACCTTGATTCGGTAGGGCGGTGCTGCCGTGCCGTCTTGTTTTAAGTTGGCCCACTTGGAACGTTTCCCCGGCGCAAGGCAACCCCCTGTCCGCAGAGTTAGGCCAATCCAGGCGGAGTTAGGCCAATCTGAGCGGGTTGTGTGTCAACTCCCTCTCCTCGCTCAACGAGGAGAGGGCCGGGGAGAGGAGCTTTCTCTCTCAACCCTCAACTCTCAACCCTCAACCATTTTGCCCGGCTGCTCCGGGTTATCCTTGCGCGCCACAATCTCCACCGCGTCAAACGCCACCAGGCTGGTCGGTGGCGCCTGCGTCTCGGGATCGCACAGCACGACTTCCTCCGTCATCCAGTTGATCGCCACCACGTGATGCAGCTTCTGGTCCACCCGCGTGCGTGCCAGGTAAAACCCGCACGTCGGGTCAAACGCCCGATGCAGCCGCTTCAGCACCTTCGACGACGATCCGTTTAATGCGATCTGTCCCAGTTGAATTCCATTCATTCGGTTAGTGCTCATAATGTTTTGTAGCCGTGTCTCGTCAGAGCGCGGCCATATTCGTTTTGGCTTTTAAATCCCAATCAGCTTTGCAATCTCCTCCCGTCGAAACCGTCCTTTGCCCGACCCGGGCGGCTTCACAAAATCCAGGCCGCCGGCCACGACCATGTTGGCCAGCGTCGTTTCGCTCCAGCCCGTCCACCGCTTCACCGTCTTGGCGGGGATCAGCGGTGGTTCGCTGGCAAAAGCCGCCAGCTCCAGCAGATCCTCCCACTTCACCAACTGCGCCAGTTGCCGTTTCTGATAGCGCGCCTGGCCGCAGCCCTTGGGACAAATCCGCTTGAGCACCCCGCAATCCACAAATTTGGCCACCGTCGCCCGGCCATAACCCAGCGCCACCACGTGATGCTCCATCAGCAGGTGCGGCAGTTGCCGGAATTGTTCGCGGGTCATCATCGGTTTTAGATCGGTGTCGGTAAATTCTTTGGCACTCCGGAACGGCCGGAGAGCAGGTAACGTTGCGTAGTTGTCAGATTCTTGTGGCCGAGTAACCGCTGGATGTCGCTATGGGGAACCCCTACGAGCGTTCTGACGCCAGCGCCAGCCGATCCGCCCGGCACACCCGCTTGAATTTTCTCTTCAAATCTCATCCGTTATACATCCTTTGAAGGCGGTGAATAAGAGTTAGACCCGCTGGAGGTGGCCCGTTGGAGTTTTACATAGAAGTCACACCACTCTGCGGTATCTTTGAACCTGTATCCATCAAAGGCCCACCGTTTCTCGCGGACACCTTCCACGATTACATTTAAGCGCGTTGCACTATCCAGCAGGTCTAACAATGTCACTGGAGCACAACCGCCTTTGGGTGCGTGGGTTTCGGGCGCAATGGATTGGAAGTCGCCTGCCAACGTCACCCGACCACCACACCCCGGACAAAATTTATAGTCATTCTCCTTTGGGCCGTCATTTGTAAATTGATACTTATTGTCGCACGCTGTATCCCATGAACAGGTGGAATCGTCATACTTCCATCGGCAGGCTGGTATTTTGGTTTTGCTCATAGTTCCTTTCATTTTTTCGGCGGTGGCTCAGCTCCGCACGTTGTGCCGCCGAGCAATTCGATGGAGAGAATCGCCGTTGGGCGTCTCTCGAAAATCGAACGGTTTGGGTCGGCGATCTCTCATCTCAATCGTTAGCCAGCCTTGCGCCAGTAGCCATAGACGCACCGTTGCGCTATGCGGTCGGGCTTTCCGGGTTCGCTGATGAGCGTGGCGCGTTGTGGGTCGTGCGTGTCATGTATCACGCCATCCAAGACGGTCGTGTAGTGCTTGCTCACACTCACGACGAGCCTGCCCATTGGCAGTTCGCCATCGGCGAGATGTACGGTGCAGCCAGTCCCGATGCCCATCGTCGCCGTGAACGTCCAGCCGAGTGCGGCCATGTATCGTTTGAAGGCGACGCCTCGCACGATGATTCCGCGGCGGGCGGTTTTGATGCCTGCGGTTTTTGAGCGTCCTCCTGTCGAGGCGTTCACGTCAGCGAGTGCCTGATACACTTGCTCGTAAGGTTGTTCAGTTGCGATAGCGATGGCACGCACCACGCAGTCACCACACTTGCCCTGGTAACCTGCTGTTGCTCTGCCGCCGTCGTTGTATGTGTGTTTCATAACACTACTATTTTACCATGCGCGATTTTCCGATTTCAGATTTTGGAGATTCAGCCCTTGTGAACATTGAGCGTGATTGATGTTCCGAGCGACACTTGACAAAGTTTGAGCCAATAGAATCAAGGCGCGACTTGCGGTTTTTGAGAGATGACACCAGTTCCGACTAATGTTTATGCGGTCAAAAATAGTTGAAGATATTTTTAGAGCTTGACGGCTGGCTAACAAATCGCCGAAGCAAACAGCCGGAGTTTCTGGAGGCTGGTCGCTGGTCAAAATGTCATGCATCGTTTTCATTCGCGGCTGTTGCTTGGCTTTACGTTCTGTGCTTTCACGGCAGTCGTTTCCATGCCGCATCCATCGTTTGCGCCACCTGGAGCTTGAACGCTCCGGTCTCGGCCATGCGGCGCAACTCCTGCAGTCGGTCGATTCGTTGCTGCAATTTGACCAGGGATTCCGATTCGTCTGTCTGTCGTACGCGGTTGATCGCGTCCCACAAATAGTCCAGCTTGTCTCCGACCTGCGTGTAGAGCCTATGCAGGTCGGACGCGATCAGGTTCGCGGCCTTAATGGACAGCGCGACCTCATCGAGCACAGAACCATTCGCTCCAGCCAACGGGCTGGGCGCGGTGGGTTTGGTGGTATCATTCATGGGTTTGGGTGCCCAGCCCGTGGCTGAGCTTTTCGTTAGAAGCCATCAAACTCCGGTAGGTTCTCGAAAATTTCCCGGTGCATTTGAATCTTCGTGATGGTGTTGGTTTTCCCACCTTCGTTTTGCGCGGTGTCTTTGGCGTCCGGTTCAGGCTCGACGTAGCAGTTTGTTGCCCCATCTGTGACCTTCCAGACCTCCATGAGGCTGTCATTGTAGTGCGGGCAATTGGGGTGATGATTCGGCATGAGAAGTTTCCCGCCGATGGCCAGCGAGTCGCGTCCATCTCTTGCCCAGTTCTGGCATATTTCACACATATTGAACCTTTCTCATTAAAATCCCCTCCCCGCCCGTCCACCCATCTGGACGGCCTCCACGTGGACGAGTTTGGCCAGTGCCATGTAGCGCAACAGGTCCGCAAAATCCTTGCACGCCCCCTTCGCCCCGCCGCGCCCCGTAAAATTCTCCAGCGTCCAGATCACCTGCAGGCAGTCCTCGCACACAAACAGTCGGGGCGCGTTCAGCACCGGCATCAGCGGCTGTTCCTGGTTCCAATCCAGCAGATCGTTCACCGCCGATAACCCTTCATCCTCATTCACCCCGCTCGCCGGAATCAACTCCATCGGCGGCCCAATCAGCGTCCCCTTGCTGTCGTATTGCGGCTCATCAAACTCATCAATGATGCACGTCCCGCCCTTCTCCGCCATGTGCTCGCTCGCTCCCGCCCGCGGGTCCACATACCGCTCCGCAATCTCCTCGTGCGCCTCCACAATCTCAGTTCCACCCTTATGGGTTAGCGCCAAGATCCGCACGTGGTAGGGATCCTGACTGTGGCCAGTGGACTGTGGCCAATGGACTGTTTTCAGACTGTGGATTGTTTCGGCATTCAGGAACGTATGTTTATACTTCACAATTCCCATCCCCATCCCCGCCTGCGCCGGCCCCACGTCCCCGTCCCAGCCGCTCCGATTCGTGTCATTCACCTCGCGTTCCGTCGGCACCGCCCATTCGCCGAACGTCTGCGCATCCGGCCAGTCCCGGTAAATGTAGAAACTCGGCTGCGTCCCCGGCGTCACCCGCACCCAAAAGCTCGCCCAGTTCCGCGCCCCGGCCGGGTCCGTAAAGAAGTAATTCGTCCCCCGCGCCGGCAGTTGATGCCGCTTCACGATGTTCCACGGCCCAAACTTCGGGAACGCCCGCGCCACCGTGTCCCGCGCCATCCCGTACGCCACGCGCTCGATGTAATCGCTCGCCTTGCCTTCGCACAGCGCCTTGACCTCCTCGTAATACGTCCGGTCCGGACTCGGCCCGAACTTGTTGAACCGCGTAAAGAAATAAATCGCCATCGCCTTCACGCCCGGAAACACACACTCGCGAATGTAGGGCATCTCCCCTTTGGGCACGTCCGGGAAATTCTGCCGCGGCAGCAACTCCGCCGGCCGGCTCTCAATCGTCACCGCCGCGTTCCCCACCATCTCCTTGATCGCCGGCGTGATCCCTTTGATCGGCGTGAACGTCCACAACAGTTTGGCCCGGCGAAACTTGAGCCGGCGGCTATACAGCTTCAGCCAGCTCAACGGCAGCGATTCATCGGCCACCGCCCCGATGTTCGGCGGCACAAACTTTCCTGCCGCCTTCAGTTCCGCCGCCACGGTCGTATAGACGTGCGCCGGCGCGCCAAACTCCCACCCCTCGTAATCCCCCACCTCCTGGTTGTACGTCAGAAAATAAATTTCCGACCGGTTGGGCAGCACCACCTTGCGATCCGTGAACCCATTCGCCAGCGAATAGTTGACCTTGTAAACGGCATCCCGTTTGCCATTGAGCGGGCCAAAATGCGGTTGCAGAAATTGCCACGCCAGTTTCTGCACCGTCGCCACGCTCGACGGCTCGCTCTCCGCCATGATCGGCAGGATGGATCCCGGATACGTCACCGCACTTTGCAAGCCCCGTCGCACCGCATACACCGTCTTGCTCGCCCGGTTGCCGCCAAAGATGCCCACAATGTCCGCCGCCGCCGGCCGGTAATCGGGTAGGGCGGTGCTGCCGCGCCGCCGGGCTACATACGTCCCCGCCAGCAACGCATCACAATCCCGCCACGGTTCAAACTCCCAGCCCCACCACAGCGGATCCTCCTCCGCCAGCCGGATCCGCTGTTGCCGTTTCTTGAGGAACGCCACCAGTTCCGCTTTCCAGTCCTCCGGTTTCGTCGCCATCAACGCCCGCACCCATTCCAGCGTCGGCAGCTTCAGCATCGGATGCGGCGCCACCGTCAGCGCCGCCAACAACCCCGCCAGCTCTGCCGCGCCAAAGCGTTGGAGTTCAAGCTTCAGCTTGTCCGTCCCCCCTCCCTCTCCTGGGGGAGAGGGCCGGGGAGAGGGCGGTTGTAAAACAGTTTCCATCACATCTTGTGTGCAAACTCCACCATGTCCGCGTGCCGTTCCAACTTCATGTTCGGCACAAACACCAGCGCGTGGGCAATCCGGTTGCCCAGCCACGCGTTTTGCACCGTCGTGGACCGCACCAGACACCCATGTGGCAGCTCCAGCACCTCCGTCGCCACCGTTATCCCGGCGTCGTGATCCACCAGTTGATGCACCGTCACCCAGTTCCGGCCGGGCGTTAACTTCGAGGTCCGTTCAATGTTGCTCATAGCTTTACTTTCCTTTCTTGTTCGGGGTTGGAGTTCACGCTTTAGCGTGTGCCTTTCTTTTCTTCGTCGCCGGTACTTCAATCAACACCTTCTGTTTCGGCGCCGCCTTCCCCAGCGGCAACGCCGGCGCGGCCTGCTTCTCTTCCGCCACCAGGTCCACGCCCAGCGTTTTCCACAAGGCAAGGGTTTTCTGATCCCAGTCGCCGGTGTCATAATCCACCACCCCGCGCAGGCAGGCAGTCAGGC